GTATTATCCACGATAGTATTAGCACTACCACTAGGATTTCCAGTAGTTTTTTGAATAAGCTCCCCATTTTCCAGAACAATTACGGACTTAACTATCGAATCATAGATTCGCTCAAGCCGCAATCGATTTTCTGGGGTTTTATCATTTCGGTCCAACATATTCCACCTAATCTCCATCTGACCATACATCGCCTCTGCAAATAATGAAGAATCATACTCTGATTCATCAAGTTCAAATGCATTAGGATGTTTAGTCAGTCTCCGATATAAAGAATCGAAGCCTTGGTTGAATTTATTAGCACCCACGAAAGACCAACATTTGTTAGCTCCCGCATAGAAGTTGTTGTTCATGTCCAAACACAAACGATTGCAAGCAACCGAATGTTCGAGAGGTGAAGCTGTGAACGTCCTGATTTTGTTGGCCTGTAATTTTTCAACAGTACGCAACTCACATTTTTGAGCACAGGTCCATATCGGAACCATCACCTGAGGAGCAGTGCCCTGCCCCAACATGTCCCAATAGTCATCCAGCGCAGCATAAGCTGGGCTTACCAAGAACTCACTTTTAGTATGATATTCTAGGGACCATGGGAAACCACAGGAAGTTTGCAGATCTAATTCTTGAACTACTAATTCCTGTGAAACTACACGACTACCACCCATAGCTAGGGCAAAATGCCTCTCGGTCCACTCACCGGCAAGTTTCCACGCATCTCCGTCTAAAACGGGCTGAAACTTGTCGTATTTTGCCACCGATTTGAAACTAGCTACTAAATTTGGTTGAACTTGACGGTACGCTTGCGATTTCTCACGCATAGCAACGCTATCCTGTTCTTCCAAAAAGTTTGCGAAGGAGGTATTTACACACTCCTTATTCTTGGGGAACGCTCTCCTACTCGTTCTACCCAAAAATATTGTGTTACCATTGACAAACCATTCTCTATACAAAGAGGATGGAAAAAGCTTGGTACGATCACCCGAAGCTTTCTTTCCCGTTGTTGTCCCTACTGCCTCTGTGAATACTGTTTTCCTTAGGTACTTTTGGTACCACCCGGCCCAGTCAGAGATAGTAGGCAACGGGACATCTAAAAAGTTTGTTTAGATGCAACAACAAGAGATTCTATCATCTCTTGTGTCACAGCCAAACAAACATTTTCCCCATTAGCAGCTGCATTGTGCAACGCTACGAGTTTTCCGTCCCTATTACAAACAGGTGCTGAACAATTCCCATCAACTGTAGACGCAGTATAATAGCATTTAGTTGCTTTAACACTGCCATCAATGTCTTTGACATCGTCAACATTTACAATAGTCTTTATAACCCCATCAGAAACAACGTGCTCATTTTTCTCAAATGAATCTAAGCTGTTATAAGCAGGGAGAAACACAAAATCGCGAACAGAAGGTTGTGCACTACGCAATTGGTGAAATTTATGCTCTTGAGGCAAACGAAATACATACAAGTCCCACCCAATCTTTTTACACTGAGATCGCTTGCGAGTTATTTCGATAATACTTCCATCAACTTTTCTTAATCGGAAGGTGATACTATCCCCACCTACACGAAAAATATGCGCACACACAATAATACAATTAAAAGCGATGGTACAACACATTGACATTGACCCCGTAGGACCTGTCACAGTCGCCCAACCAACACTCTTAAGTACCTTACCAACTTCAAAACGTGGACCAGTACTAACACCCTCTTGCTTGACAGGTGTTTTCTGATCTTTATGCTTTTTGTCCAGTGCCTTCTTTTGTGATCGTGAAGAATTTTTCTTCTCACGTTTAACATTGTGGAATTTTCCACATTTTTTGTCACAATTTTTGACAGAACAACGCACAACCTTCTCCTTCTTCTTTGGAGCCACGGTTAAAAGCGGGGACATACCATAATTCTTCCCCTCTTGTCTTTCGACAATCTTGAAAGTTTTAGGCAATGCCACTAAAACAGCATCATCATCAGGCTTAACTTTTTCCAAACGATTATTGGTCATATTGGCTTTTTGAAATCTCTTAAAGTGGCCCTCCTCGAAACGAGTACCTGATCCTTTAAAATCATCCGACATGTTGTTAATCGCAAATTCGGTACCATGACGCTTGGCTCGACGGCCAATACGACGATACGTATCTCCCAATTCATCAACATACACCAAATCGTCAGATTGATCATTAAATTCATAATCAATCCAAGGCTTTTTTTGATACTGTTTTCCAGCAGACTTTTGTTTACCCAAACGTCTTGCGCTTCGATTCTTATCAGATGCCTTGCCTTCCTCAACTTCACTC